AAAACGGCTTTGCCGTTTAATTGCTATATGCTAACCAGGCGCATATAGCTAACATCGCACTGCGTGCTCAGTTACTATATGCTAACCCGCCCATACCAGACATCACACGGAGTACGTTGTAGTTCACGGCATACACACGTACCTTGGCCGTGTAAGACCCACCTACCGTGTTGTTCGTGAGCGTAAGCTGGAGGGTGGCATTGTCAATACGGGACATGTTGCACGTGCCACTGGGCTGGTGGTCCTCCGGATTTAGAGCAAAGGAGTACACGTTGATGCCCACAGCCGGGATGTTAGTGTGGTGCTGGAAGGGCTGGACCAGATTGAAGTAGGTGCCGGGGCGTTCAGAAAACCTGTCGTGGCCGTTCAGCTGAATCTTGGCAGATACACAGGGGTTCACGCCAGCTAGACCCTCAACACGAGTAATGGAATAACCAGACTCAAGTGCAGCACGATCGAACCAATCGGAGTAGTTGAAAGGCTGTTGTCCCTTCCAGGGGTCCACCGTCGTGTCACATGCCACAAAGCGGTCAGGCTGGACCACCCAGATAATCTCCTTGCAAGGGTGGTTAAAAGACATCTTGATCTTGTTGGCCGAGCTCGTTACGGACTCATCGCCCGTGAACTGGAGCTGTTCAATGAGATACTCATGGGCTACCTGGGCAAACCGGCGGCGCTCCTCCGTGTCCAGATAGATGTAGTCTACATACAGAGAGGCAGATACCAGGCCCGTCTGGTTCACACGATTTACAATAGAAGCACAGTTGGACCAGCACAGATTCTGAATCGTGTTAAACTCAATATTAAACTTCACCTCGTGGTACTGAAGTGCAATCAGAGGCAGTGCCAGACCGGCGTGGCGATTGAACCAGAACTGCAGAGGAATGTACATGGTGTACTCGGGACTGCAAGAGCGGTCCTCGTCGGCAGCGTGGGGCTCACCACCGGCACAGTCAGAGTCACAACCACCATTGGGCACCTGAGAAATAATGTTCACCAGCGTGGGCACATTACCCACCATCTCTGCATAACCGGCCTGCTTGCCCGCGGGACGAGTCAGCTCATTCCAGATATGGAGCCAGTCACCATAGTGCTTATCAATCTTCTGGCCACCAATCTCCACCTCTACATAGCTAATCAGATTGTGGCCCACCCAGTTTAGCCAACGGAACTGGGCTCCCTGAGGGTCAGAAGAAGTCAGAGATACCTGAGGAAGAGTCACCTGCAGATAGGTGCGGTGGATTAAGTCACCATTACGGGAAATGGTGCAGGTAATACGCTTACCAAAGTTGGCTACACCGTTAAAGGTCTGCTCGATAGACTCCATGGCAAAGTTGGAATGACGACGGTACAGTTGCTTGAAAAAAGTTACTTGGGGATTAGCCGTCAGATACACATCCTGGGCACCATATGCAACAAGCTGCATTAAACCACCTCCGGACATTGCTTATACTTGACCGTTCGAAATTTTTTCTGAAAATAACCGGGAGCCGTTTAATGGCTTTATCTAAAGCTCACCAGTAAAGTAAGATTATGTCTAATCTCGATGATGTACTCATATCTGAAGAATTTGTCCCAGGATCAACTAGTTCTATAAATAAACCTACAACTCTAGAGGCATATCATAAACAAACATTACAGGGCTTCAAGGACCAACATGACTTACTTGATGACTATAAGATACGTCTGGCCTCTCTTGAACAAAAACGTGATGTAACTGTAAAATTTTCTGATGAATGGAGACAAATAACAGAGGAAATCGATGACTTGCAAAAATTAATTATAAAAATTGAAAAAGACGAGAGTCGCATAGACTATTTCTTAAATGTTGGTAATATGATGTTTCAATACTATGATGCACAGGAAACGGTTGCAGCGGGAACTAATGTCTCTACTTCCATTACACGAATGCCCTCGAATTCGGTACTTAGCTATTTTTCGGTGCCAGAAGAAACAGAAACTAAGAGTGAACAAAAAATCAAGACAGTCAAAACCAAAAAAGCAAGTGATATTGAATCTACCGAAGGTCTGAATCGTGACAAGATGTTAGAAAAGTATTTGGCTGTCATAGATCCATCGGCTATCAAGAGTGGAATTCTTCCAGGATCAGGAATAGAGCCTGGATGGGGTGCATGTCCAGCCTGTGAAGTAGATATGACCTTTTATCAGAACGAGGCTAAACTTGGTTGTCCAGAGTGTGGATTCGAAGAATTTATCTTGATAGATTCTGAAAAACCGAGTTACAAAGACCCGCCCCGAGAAATTACATATTTTGCATACAAGAAAATTAATCATTTTAATGAATGGTTGGCCCAGTTCCAGGCAAAGGAAAACACGGATATTCCACATGATGTCATCGAGGCTGTTCTAGCTGAAATTAAGAAAGAACGCATTAATGATCCTAAACGTGTTAAAAAAGAAAAGATTCATCAGATTCTGCAGAAACTCAAGTTATCCAAGATGTATGACCATGTTCAACAGATTAGGAACCGGATACAACAGCAGATGACAACACTGGTTTTATCAAGAGAAAATGAGGAGCGTCTACAATTCATGTTCAAGGAGATTCAGCCAGCATTTATTAAATTTTGTCCTAAGGGTCGATCCAATTTCTTGTCATATCCATATGTTCTGAGTAAGTTATGTCAGCTTCTGGAACTTGATGAATTTCTACCTTGTTTCCAGCTCTTGAAATCTAGGGAAAAATTGTATCAACAGGATCAGGTTTGGCAAAAGATTTGTACAGACATGGGATGGCAATTCATTCGGTCCATTTAAAAAAAGCTTTTCAGCATCTAACATAATGTCGTGTCCGCATTGTTCGGTCCATAGTTTTCATCCTTTTGGTGTCCAGGGAGATACCACTCTGGTCTATACAGCCCCGGCTTTAACAGTAGAATTAGAAACACCGCACACAATTTTGAATCATAAAAAACATCTGGATACAATGAAGGGGCCCTGGATGTGGATTATTGATTTTGCCAATATGGAAACCCAGCATTATACTTCTTTGAACTTAACATATGAACTTATTAAGATGTTAAATGCCGATCACAAAGATAAACTCAGAGGAATTTATCTTATAAATCCAAATATCTGGTTACGGACTGTTATTCCGGTTATGAAACCTATGTTAAATTCGGTACTTCAGAAAAAAATTCATTTATTTGAAACAAGTATTTTAGAGCTGGGATCTGTAGTTGAACACAAGTGGCTCCGTTGTTTGGAACAAATTAGAATTAAATAAGTCTAGATATAAAGTGTTGGGCCTAAGGACCAACTAGATGGAGATTCCTATTGTACATGAATGGGCTCAAAAAATAAAAACTGTCTATGATTTTTTAATAGAAGATGGTACAATGTTATTCATTGTAGGTCTTCAAGGCGGTGAAGGAAAACGTGTAGCTACCAATGAGGCAGTTAGACGGTGGAAAATGGATGTTGGTGAAAATAATATTCGCCAATTAAATATTTTTAAGGCTGGACTAGAACATAAAGAAACCTATATAAATATGGATACGGGTAAACTTAAAATTATTGTTCATACTAATTCTTGGAATGAGCATTGGGTGGCTATGGCCCATGAATGGGGCGCTCATACAGTAATTTTTAGGAGACCTCTGTAGTAATGTCTTGTCCGTATAAAAATTTATTTGGAGCTCCTGGAACTGGAGCTCATTCTTATCGCTTTATGGGTCTAGCAGTAGTCGATGTAGTTCTAACATTTGCTGCTGCTGGTCTTCTGGCCTGGGGCCTTCGGACTCCGTATTGGCTTACGCTTCTTGTATTATTTTTGACGGGTATTATTCTGCATAGGCTATTCTGTGTACAGACCACTCTTGATAAGCTTTTATTTTCTGATAATACTATAAATGAAAATATATAAGTATCCTAGAAGATTTAGTCGGACATATTGCATGAAAACCTCGTGTAAAAAAATGGGATTTACACAAAAGGCATCATGTCGTCCGTATAAAAATTGTTATAATAGAACACGAAAGGCAAAACAAAGTTGACACTGCTATGACCTTGGGTATAAGGTTGTAGGAGACCGCCTCTCTTACTCGCCTCACATGAGGTGAGAAGGTCTAGTAGCTCACTGTCACAACGTGGCAGGATGTTATTAGACTACTCGCCTCACTACGTGAGGTGAGAAGGTCTAGTAGCTCAGTTGGTAGAGCGTGGTGCTTATACACTTGTGTATACTTAATAGCAAAGACACGCCAAAGTCGCGGGTTCAATCCCCGCCTAGACCAGCACACCAATAATTTAGTGGTAGAATAAGAGATTTCCAATCTCTCAGTCCGGGTTCGATTCCCGGTTGGTGTAACCGTGCCTCTTTACCTTGTCAGGTTCAGAGGACTTTGCCTCTTTACCTTACCAGGTTCAGAGGACTAACGCCTCTTTAGCGCAATGGATAACGCGTCAGCCTTCTAAAGATAGCAATAACCTTACGGTTCATTGCTATGCAACGAACAAAGCTGAAGATTGTGGGTTCGATCCCCACAAGAGGCTTTTTTTTAGTGATATTTTACCACTAAAAAAATGCCACGGTTCGTTTTTAATGAAAATTAACAACAAGGGCCAGGTTTTGTAGATTTACCACTAGCCGTCGTTATTACATAAGGTTCTTTTCCTACCTGTAATAATGTCAGAGTAGACGCATCTCGCCCATTTGGCCCCTGGATTGCCTTTGTTCTATCTGCAATATAGTTCTGTGCTATAATAACAGCCTTCATGCGTTTAGTTCTTGCTTCGTAAGAATTATCATATGTTGGCATTTCTAAACTAGGAAAAGTTTTTATTTCTAGTCTTACGATTTTTGCGTTTATTTCGCCTAGAACGGTTACCTGCTTTTTGTGTTAAATTTGCATATGTTAAATTACGGCCAACAGTAGCAGGTTCTAATACATTTAATACTTTTTTAACTACCCTATTCTGTCTTTGTTGTTCTTGTAATTTTTCCATTTGTAAACGTTTTTCTTCTTCAACTTTACGTTTTTCAGCTAATAAAGGTTCTATTATTGTTTGTCCATAAATTGTTCTTTTTAATTCTACATTAAATGTTAATTCTATGGTGTCTTCTTCTTTATCTTCATATTTATGTGGTGTAATATTAGTTATAATATATCCTGCATTTAAATATGATGTTAGATTTTCTCCTAAACGATCTAATCCACTATCAAAGATATCTGTATTATCATCTATGTGCCAAGTTTCACCAGCCCCCTGATGTCCTATATTATCTATTATACTAACGTTGGTTTCTATACTATTGCTAAGATTCATATATTTTTTTGTATCTGTTTCATTTGGTATAGCTTTATAATAAATAACAGAAGCTCGATAATAGCCCTTGTCATTATCGCCATAAGTGCCATCATCAACATATCCTACATTTTCATAAAAAGGTGTTAAACTAGTGTACCCTTGTTTTTCAACAATTTTTATAAAGCGTTCTACATCATCACTGGAATCAAATTTATTGCTTTCATTTGAATCACCATTCCATCTCCATACTTCATATTTAACCTCAGACATTTTATTATAGAACAATATTTAAATCTAAACAGAGTCTAACATGCTATCTTAATGATTGTTGCATCTTTTGATCTCGGGATTAAAAATCTGAGTTATTGTGTTTTAACTCTTGATGCATCAGGTTCTATTCAAGTCAACCGATGGGCCAATTTAAATTTATTGGCTGGCGGAGCAGATTCACAGAGTCAGACACGGTGTGCCTGTGGTGGCCCCGCTTCATTTACCGCAACAGACTTTGTCCTTCTTTGTAAGAAATGTGCAAAGAAGTCAGCAAAAGCTCCTCTAGAACTTGAGGATACCAGTCTCAAGGGTTGGCGCACCTATGGTGAAACTGTATTAGGTCTTGATGCAAAGACTGTAAAAAAACTGTCTAAAAAAGATCTCGAAGCAAAGGCGGCCCTGGTCCGTCTTATGCCATACAAGGCTCCAAAAGCAAAGGGAGTTACTCTCCAGGTCCTCTTAGCAGCCATGGAGGTCTGTCTTTCTACAGAAATTGATTATCTGGTTCCGGCATCTCGAATCCGTATTGAAAATCAACCATCAGAATTTGCACCACATATGAAGTCCGTTCAGATCATGTTATTTACACTCTTAGACCATAGGCTCCGAACAGAAAAAGGCTGGACTGGAACAATGGAATTCGTAAATGCATCTGTTAAAACCAAAGGAACCGATGCTACTGTAGGAAAAGCTGGAAAACATTCAAGAAAAGTGGCGGGTATGGAACGCGTAACAAAACTTCTAACAGATTCTTCTAATGGAACTTGGCTTACCTGGTGGCAAGCCCAAGCTAAAAAAGATGATCTGGCCGATGCTTTTTTGATGTGTTTGGCTTAAAAGTATAGTATTATAATCTGTATAATGAAATGCAATCCAAGTTTTATATCAAGTTATGCTAATTTAGAAGGTGTTGGCCAAGTATCTATTGATAACTGTCTCGCAGGGTCATATAATCTTAACGGTAAGACAATCCGTTGTATACCAAGCAATCATGAATTAATTATGGTCAATTGTACACAAAGAAGATCTCATTTTAGGCACAAACATAGTTCTGATACTGGAGGTGAGCCTATGACATACTGGCATTCTGAATGGCAGTCTAATTTCCCTGATACGGAAAAATGGTTTAGAAACCAATACAATCAGATTAAGGACCGTCGTGCAGATGTATTAATAGAAGAATTTAATCGGATTGTCGAAATCCAACATAGTCCAATTGAACAGCAAGAAGTTAATAATCGTAACAATGATTATGCTCTTCATAATAAAGATGTTATGTGGCTTATTGATAGTCAGAATAGCGTAGTTATCAAAAAATTAGGTGATAGGACTATCCTCGAATTTGTATCTAATCGTTGGCTCTATGAAAGTTTTAAGAATTGTGAGTATGTCTATTATGATATTAGTGGATTCATGTATAGAATTAAACCTTCAGACATACGCTCTCATCAGATTGATGTGGGCCAGCCAATGGATAAACAGACTTTTATAGATAAAATTAAGACTATGCAAAAGTTTTGGCATCATGAGGATATTCCGCAAGCATACATCACCATCATGCAAAAAGGACCAGGTAGTGGAAAGACATATAGTATAATGCAAGAACTTAATACAAATTCTGAGATTATCCGTAATAAACATGTTATTTTTATCTCTAAACAACACAGTGCTGTAAATGTGATGTATACAGAATTTATGAATCAATATAAAGCAGGTGTCCTTAATAATCTTGAGATAATTGAGGAAAAAAATGAGAACAAGAAGTTTATAGTAACATATAGACATAAAGAATCGCTTGTAGAGACTAGCGCTATTTTTGCGACTGTTGATAGTCTTACATGTGCATTGGGTGATAAGTCGCGACCGATGGCAGATATGTTCAAAGGTATTGTAATCTCTATAAAAGAGGGAGTATGTAGAGTAAATAGTAATGGGACATTAAGATATGCAGATGTAAATCCTCTTATAAATAAGGAATGCATTATAATGATAGATGAGACACAAGATTTATCTGAATTATATGGGGAAGCATTTCTACGAGTTGTTAGTTCAACACACACAAACATGTGTGTAGTAGGAGATAGATTACAGAGTCTAAAATATAATGATAATGCTCTAACTTTCTTACATAGGGCCCAACAGTATGGTCTTAAGATTGTAAATGAGGAAGCATCGAATGTAGTACGCCGATTTAGTAACCCCGCATTAATAGAGTTTGTTAACTCGATTGTCCCTTATGAAAAGTACGACCTACCATTTATGACACCTCATAAGATAGTTGAACGGGATGATTGCGCATTAACTATTTATTCAGGAAAAACTATATACGCAGATCAATCTATCGAATGTGAAGAAGTTATTACTGCTATATCTATCACGATGGAGTATTATAAGCATGAGGTAGAAACTAATAACTGTTATCCTGAAGATTTTCTAATTATTACCCCTTTTACAAAGAAAAATCCCTTAGTAGAAGCATTACAACTAGCTATAAATGAATATTGGAAAGACAATATGGAGAAATACAAACATGGTAATAAATTCTGGAGTGACAAGGATACAAAAGCATATAATAGATATGTTGTATTTCATAAATCTGAGGATATGGGGTCTATAAATTTGGCCCAGTCAGAACATGCTACCCGCATGGTATCTATACATACATCTAAGGGTGATGGACGTAGGATAGTGTTTGTTATTGGAGTTACAGAAAGTAGCCTACAGAGGTTTAGTCAGTTATCAGGAAATCTAATTTATGATTCTTTATTGAATGTAAGTATTACACGACAGAAAGAAAAGTTATATTTTCGACTGGAAGAAAACGGAGATGATGTGCATAAACGTATTGCTAAAACAAATACTACTATAGCCTCGCATAGTTCTACATTTGATTTTCGGAGCAAAAAGATAAAACTAGAAGACATTGCGGGTGATATTATTGAATTTTCGTACGATGATATTAATTCTAACATCATTTCTGCATATGATATGCCTAGTCTTACTAGTAATGATGAGAAGAAGTTACTAATTGATATGGGGGATCATAATATTAGGTATGCTTCTATGTTTATGAATATCGTCATTCATATCTGTAATTGCGAATATAAAACACATACAGATGTAAAACATCAATTTTATGCAATCCTATATAAACTCAAACCGGCAAATATTAAAGTTGTATTTGATTGGGCTGATTATATGAAAGAAGTTTCTTCTAATAATAATATTCCACGTCAAAAATATTGCATTCCAGTATTAAAGTTTTCAAGAAACTGTGAAGAAAATGAATACACTCGTATCTACGAGATCATTAGGTCGACAATGCAAAGGATTATGGATAAACTAAAAGATATTAATAAGACACAATTGAAATACTTGTGCCCACTTGAGTGTGTTGTACTCTATTATATGATTGAATGTATCGAGAACGGTAAATATCAAGCTATTACCATTAATGATCTATACAATATTATTGACACTTATACCAAGGTCTTTGATTCATCTGCTACAGGCCATGAACACTGTGAATGCAAGAAATATTTTTCAGGTAATCTAGGTATTTTAACAGCTAAACAGAAGGGCCAGCTTGAATATCTGCGAAGTCACTATGATAGATTACAGCACGTATGTACTATTATGGATAGTTTTATAGATCTTCATCCTAACATAAGTTGGCGTTATGAAACTGGCGTAAAATACGAGCAGAAAGAATTTAATATATACACAGGAATAACACTCCATGGGTATGATAATAATCAGGTCTATGTATTTTATATTAAACCAGAATTTAATGAACTGAACTTTAACGAGTTTAAGGTTCAAAGTATCTTTGATTCGTGGCTCCTCTCAAAGCAAAAACTTCCTACATATGCAAATAAAACGGTAGTGTCATATGTGTTATCACTTAATCATGCAGATTTATATACAGTAAATTGGACACAGCATATTAAAGATCATATTGATTATCTCATAAATCTAATGTATAGTACTCTCTATAAGATGTTTTCGATTAAACATGAACAGTACTTTGATATCTTTAAGAATATTCGAGATGTAGAGGGTCCCCTTAAATGCATCAAAAAATGTAAAGAGCAGATTAAAAAAGATCCTAATCTTGCTGATTATATTTCAGATTTTTGGGCATATCTAGAGGGTAAGATAGAAGATTTCGATAGCAAGCAGGAACAAAAAGAGTTTATAGCATCTTATACAAAAGAAGACTTCATTAAAAAGCTTGATGGCCGTCTTGATAAATCATTAATGGCTTATCTTAATATGGAAGAATCGGAATAAACTTGACACCTAAAACAAGTATTAGAGATATCATGAATCGTGTAGAACAGATGAAAGAAGTTCAACATACTGCCCTTAAACTCTTTGTTAAAAAAAATGCAGACTACGGTGATGCATTTGCCAAATTTGGTGTGATAGGAATCCTTATGCGGATTGAAGACAAGATTCAACGTGCTCTTTCAATTACCAAGACGGGAGTAGCTCTTATAAATGATGAAAATATTAGGGATACAATGTTAGATTTGCATAATTATGCAGCAATGGCTCTCATGCTCTTAGATGAAAAACAAACCAATACATAGGATGTTTGATTGGGAACAAGCAATTGAAACACAAAATTTAGTAATGTTTAAACAAACTGTACCTGACAAAGAAACAGCAAATACACATAGTGGTAATGATACACCAGCAACATATCTGGCTCGTAATTCATGGCCTGGGGCCGGACCATTTTTAGATCATTTAGTTTCTATAGGTGCTAATCTGTCTATCTTAGATAAAAATGGTCTTTTTACTGGTACTACTATTGGAAAAATTGCTGCACAAGCCGCAGATCAAACAGTATATAATAAATTAGTCGACTTAAATGATAATCCTGGTCCTTACTACAAAAAAATACCCGGTATCAGTTACACCAGTTCATTTACACGTGGATTAGGCGCTACTCCTGGTGTCATAGGAAGTGCAGCAGCAAGTACACCTTTTTGGTTTTATGGAGGAAGAAGAACCAGACGTTTAAAATCAAAGAGAAAGACCAGCAGAAAGACCTCTAGAAAGACTCGTAGACGTTAAAGACTAATATATACCTTTCGTTTGGCCCCCCAATTAAAGCTCTTGTCCCAAGGCAAGGTATGAATGTACAATTTGCCGAAAAACCATCTATTCAGGAGCTTGCCTCTTTTGCATCAAAGGCAAAAGATATTGATCTTGGAGGTGACATTGTTGATCTCGGTGATGATCTTGGAATGAATCTCCTGGCAAATCAAAACAAAGTAGCTGCATCACCCAGATCTACAGCAAGAAATGTGTCATTTTCTACCAATGAAACAGGCAGTAATAATGTTCCTACCATTCAGCTCAAAGCAGTGGATGATCTAGAAGTTGTTAACTTGGATACTGCTCCCGGCTCCGGTGATATCAAGATTCAAAAAGCATCAGAGGTACCCTTCATGTTAAGCCCCGAGCCTCAACAAGCTCCGCCTGTTACAACCCGTATTAATCCCGACGAGGAAAATCGGCTTAAACAAGAACTTCTGACTAAGATTGGACGCCTAGATGCCCGGGATATTGGAGGCCAACGCGTGACTATGTCGAATACTCTAGAGGAGATAAAGGCGGAGGTAGAAAAACGCACAGATAGTCGTAATCTTGAGTCTTCTATCCGATTCCAAAGAAATGCTCTGATGACCTTTGTAACAGGTATTGAGATGGTAAATGACAAGTTCGGTCATCGGCTACCCATGAAACCACGTCTCAAGGGTTGGTCCGAGTCCGTGCATACAAATGTCGAGGATTTTGATGAAATTTTCGAAGAGCTGTATGATATGTACAAAGACAAGGCCAAGATGCATCCTCTTCTCCGTCTGGCCGGTACTCTAGGTGTATCGGCTACCATGTATCATCTGACAAATACTATGGCCGAGAAGACTGGTATTCCTGGGATGGCCGACTTACTAAACGAGGATCCTGAATTACAGCGCCAATTTGCCCAGAAAATTGCAGCCAAAATGGGCGGTGGCATGGGCAATTTCATGGCTGCTGCAATGGAAAGACAGGAGCCTAAGATGCCATTCAATGTTGCAGCCGCAGCAGAAGCACCTACGGTCCGTCGTGAAATGCGTGGCCCAGCGGGGGTCGATGATATTCTCCGTGCCTTTGAGGCAGAGAGAGCACAAGTTAATAACCCTGTACATACCCAGCAAGCCGATATTTTCACACCTTCTGGACAGATCCCAGAAGCACGTAATGTACAAGTCCAGCGCAGTACTGATCCGATGGCCGATTTCATCTTACACGGTGATAACCAGAGTGTAGGGAGTTCTGCATCTGGACGCAGAGGTCGTAAACGCCAACCAGTAGAGACGGTTGGTGCGGAGCTCACTCTGAACGTGTAGACTTAAGTAAAAACCAAGACGAATTTTCATTGAATAGATAATGTAAACATATAATGACCACCAGCGTTAACCAGAATGCCACAACTATGTTTCTCGTACCGATAAACATAATTGCGAACAGAAGAAGTGGTCTAAATACAATATTCTGCAGAAATGCTTCTTGGCCCGGAGTTACTGACATAACCATAAATCGGCCTCCTAAGTTTAACAGAATATATGCGAGTCCTAGAACATATGGATTCATGTTAACTTCATGTAGATTTATTAAAATTGCATCGGACTGGGACAAATTTGTGGAATCCTTTGTCACCAGTTTTTTAACCATAACCCTAACCCAAGGGAATATTTTTACTTAGAACATGAGGTGTTAGAACCCATACTAGCCATACAAGAGCTGATACAGCTCCCCATGTCGGATGATAGTCGGTAATAAGGAGTACAATAATGGCTGCAATCAAACGAAACAGTGGTTGATCGGCTAACATCTACTATATATATTTATTTACGCAAATAAGTCTCTTGATAGACTTCAGTCGGAGTAGTACGCTCTTGTATAGACTCGGGATGTATGTCATTAATTTCTTCATTTCCCCAGCGATGTTCACCCTGAACTTCGTCGTTGCTAATAATATCATCTAAAGATCGTTCTTGAATGGCATCTGGAGCTTCAATTTCATTGGACCATGTCCCACTTTTCCGGATTTTATCTTTAGTTATTACAAAACCTTCGACATATTCTGACATGTTGGTCGTGACTAACAAAAATAAACACGCTATTCCTAAGATGGGTTTATAGTACCATAGTACTAAAGAACCAAGTAATCCAATAAGACGACCAAATGTTGTACGAAGACCAAATGATAAAGGAATGGGTAATTGATGAGGGAGTGCTGCTAAAATCACAATGATTAATGCAACAATCCATGTTGGCTCTATCGGGAACCAGTGTAGTTTAACTGGAGGCGCTTGCATACTACTTTAAGCAGTGGGATTTATCCAATCACGTGTTAGAGGAACTAATAAGAAATCTTTTTTTACACGGACTTCTTCTCCTTTTTCAAAGACAAAACGTTTTCCAAAATCTTGTATAATATTTGTAACAATGGATCCTTGGGGGCCTACTCCTGGTTCTTGTGGGAAATTCTTTTGAAGATAGGATAAAATACGAAGTTCGGCTGTTACAGCATCGTCTTTTGTTGGCACTGTTTCACCGGTATCTGTATTTCGTGCAGGAATCCATGTAGGCCAGTTTGCTACAATATCATTGGTAGCAAAACTTTTACGGAAATTGCGTGGACCGTAGACACGGTTTAGGAAATCTCCTAAGAGGAGCATAGATTTATCACTGCCATCTCCATTGTTATGAGCATATAGCAAAAGAGTTTTATAATGCGTCTTAACTTCAGTTGTACTGGGAGCAGAATCCGTCGCTTCCATAGATACGAAGGTATCGTTATTAGATACGAAGGTATCGGTATCTGTAGAATTGATATATATATACACAAAAAGAACAGAGGCTATAATGCCCAGTGTTAGAATCAAATTATTCATTCCTATTGACTGAAGATTAAATTAACAATGAAAACTATTTGTAAGAAAATAGGGGCATGAGTTATTGTGCATTAGAAGAAGCATTTGTAATTCCTGTTGATTCTGGGTCAACGGGAAAACGACCTAAAAAAATCAGAACAAAAGATGTTCCTCCACCTCTTCCCGATCAGCCTACGGAAACAGATGTCGGGACAGTCTTAAAACCAGATGAATCAGCAGAACCAGTAAAAGCAAGAGATACAACTAGTTTTTTTCCTGTTCCCGGTGAATCTGAATCATGGGAAAAAGCATTTATGATGGATTCCGACTTTTCTAAAACACTTACTAGACCAGAAATTGATGGTAAACCTACTTTGTGGCGCAAAATAGAACAACCGTTATCTGTAACAGCAGGAGCACCGCTCTCAATGCCTGTAGATACATGGTCCGATATGAATAAAAGACTCGATAAACTTACTAAACAACTCGAAAGTCTAACATCTACTTCC